TATCTACTTCAAGATATTGTATTTGATTAGTTTTTTTAAGAAAATATCTTCTAAATTCTCCAATTTTATATTCTTCAGGGGTTGGTTTAGGAGACATATATTTTGGAGTTGGCCTAAAAAAATTAGTATTGTATTTAGGGTATACTGAAGAATCATATTCACCAAAAGTTTGAAATGGGGAAGTTATATCGTATTCTGTAAATTGGGAATCAAATAATGGGTTTCTTTGATATGGGGCTCCTACTGTGTTTTGATTAGTTGTAGCAGTTAATTCAATTTGAGGTAAATCTTGAGGATTTTTGCCTGAAAAGTATCTTCCATCTGAAGTTTGATAATAATATCCTGTGTATACTACTCCTGAAGTTAAAACAAAAAGAGTACCATTAGAATACTGATTAGTTTTTATTTGGGATTTAGGATAGTAAGGCATTTTATCTTATTTTGTTGGTGGTGTTGGAGGAATTTCGTAGAATACTGGTTTTGATGTATCACCTGCTGGACCTTTTAAGGCATCCATTGTTTCTTTAGTCCAAGTACCTTGATCCCAACTTCCTGGGAATGGTGGTCTTGCTATACCAAACAATTGTTTGCTGTCCATACTCCATTCTTTTACTTGTACTGCTGATCCTGCTCCTCTTCCACCTTCGTTTCCTCCAATGGTTTGGAAAGTTCTAGTATTATAGTCTACACTAACACATACGTTGATATGGTTAGCTGCTGAATCAACTTCCCAATCCCAAAAACAAACATCACCAGGTAGTAGTTTTAATGTTGATGAAGTGTATGGTCTAAATATCAAAAAGGCAGAAATATTTTTTCCTTGTTCTTTAAGTTTTTTCTCTAGTTTTGTATACTTGCTAATAGTATTTGCTACTCCAGGAGTCATAGCATTAAATATAGTAACTTGGTTTACAAGGAAATCATGAGCAAATGATTTATCTATTACAGTTTGTAGTTTTGCTTTATCAGCAGCAATTAATGTAGAATTACTTATTGTAGTAGTGTAAGCATTTTTATAAACTAAAGTAGCAAATACGTTACACCAGTGCCAACCTTTACCCCACCCAATACTTCTCATTGTTGCTTCAAAGTTAGGATCACAAAATCCTACAATAGGTTGTTTAGGATTAAAGCTTTTATCAATAATAGCAACTTGTCCAACATATTTTTTAGCTGCTTCTACTATATTATTTCTAAGTAATCCTATAGAAGGGGGTTGTCCTTTAGCAAAAACGTTAGGTTTTAATTCTATAGCAGTTCCTGAAAGAGGTTTACATCCTGTTCTATCTGGGTCTTCACCATTTTCAAGTGGTGGTTTTGGTGGTGGTGATGGTATATCACCAGGTACTGATCCAATTGTAGTAGTACCAGGAACGGCCATTGAACTAAGAGTTGTTGTCCAAACGTTATTAGAAATATTATTTGTTACTCCTGTAACAATAAAATCCATAGATTCAGGATAATTATTAGGTAAAAACTGTTGGTTAATACTGTATTTACTATATATTTTAGGACCTGATAATCCGTCCATAGTTAATTGGAGGTTAAAAGGTAAAAATCCTGTACTTGGTGAAGAAGTACTACCACCTGCTTTTCTAACAGTTAGTTGTTCATCATATTCTACTATCTGACGCATAGCTCCCCCCATACTTTGATACAAAGAAGCATCATAAACTGGAGGTTCTACTTCACTTGTATTTCCATTAGGAAAATAAATTGCTGTGTATCCTACATAGTTATTATATAACTCAATAGCATCAGCATAAAGAGTATTTGTTTCTTCTTCTTTATCTGCATTTTCATCAGGACTAGAAAAATCTGTGGCTATTCTAGGAGATGTTCCTCGGTTTAAGTTAGATAAAAAAGTGGCATCTGTTCCTGTATTGTATCCTCTAGCAGTAGAACCAATAGTAATCATGGTGGCTAGTTCAGGAGTGATAGATGTTTGTAAATTTATATCTCTTACAAAACTACCTTTTACTCCAGAATAAACACCATAAACATTAAATACACCAGTTGCTTTTGAACCATTTGTAAGTCTATTTTCGTCAATAAAAACTATATCATTAGTTTCTGTATCTACTCTAGCGGATACTTTACTATAGTTTCCTGTTGCTTGGTTAAAACCTTTACATAAAGCATTTAATAAATCAATAATTTTTAATTCACCTTTATCATTTTTTAAGTTTTCAATACATCTTAAAACATAAACAAAGTTAAAATAAACATACATTAATCGTATTTTATTATCAAAAATACATTTTTCACATTCAGGAAAGAAAATATAATCTTGAATATCTTGTCTCCATATACAAAGATCAGGGTTTACAGGAACTATTCTTGGAGGTTTATAAGCTACAATATCTGTAGCATTAACATCTCCTACACCTACAATAGGAATTGTTGTGCCTTTAATTTTTGGAATAGCATTAGTTTTTAGAAAATCTAAAAATTCACCAAACCTAACATAATAATCAACTCGTTTTCCTGAAACGTACCATTCTTGGGAAACATAATCTATATGTGTTACTTCTCCTCCCCAACCACCAGAAATAGATTGCATTCCATTTTTCTTTCTATCTCCTGTTGCTTGACCAAATTCATATTGAATGTTAGCAAATTTATTAGCTATGGTACTAGACTTAGCAAATGCTACTATAATAGAATCGGGTGAAACATATCCTCTATTTGGATCTACAGTATCAAATCCACTAGTTGATTCGACTGAACCTGTATTAACTGTAAATGCGGCTCCTGATTGTAATTTAGGGTCTAATACGTTTGTTTTAAGAGATTCAATTACATCTCCTACGCTTCTTAAAATAAGAGTTATATCATAAGAACCATCTTTATTAAATTTCCAGTTATAATTAACTACTTTACCACATAAAGCATCATAATTTCCCCAAGTACTTTTTCTTTTAGCTTCAATTGATGCTAATATACTTTTATATCCAAGAGTGCCTGCTAAGAATTCACTTGCTAAAGTAGCTTTATTATCGCTTTCAAATTCTAGCTTGTCGTTAAAATAACAACTGTGTCCCCATTCTAAAAGCATTAAATAACCTAATCTTATATAAAGGGTACTTATTATTTCAAATTGTTCTTTATTGTTAGCTTTAATTTGAACAGTACCTGTTTTTAATGTACCTCTAGATTCTGTTTTTATATCAGCAGACATAATACCAGGCATTGGAGCAAAACCAAATTCAGGACCTCCTAATCCGTAAGCTCCTTGGTTTGTTTGAGGTCCACTAATATCTAAACCAGCTCTAGTATTATCAAACCCATTAGAAACACCATTAAATAGGACATATTTTTTAGCTAATTCACTTCCACCACCATACTTAGTAGAAAGATTAGTTCCAGTTACATTAACAGAGGATACAAGTTTTACCCATCCGTTTTTATTATTTTCCCAAATTATTTGTTCATTAGTTCTATTAGCAGAACCTAAAATTGTTTCCCTAGTTTTAATTTGGGAAACAACATAACCGTCTAAATTTTCTCCTATTAGGTTGCCCATATTATGAATTTATAACATTAAAAGTATCAACAATAAGAGTCTGGTAAGCAGGGATTCTTATTTGTAATCCTTCTGGTATAACTATTGAATTTTGTGGTAATTTATCTGTATTTGCTATAGAGATAACCCACCACAATGAGCTATCACCATAATATTGTTGTGCTAATACATCAAATCTGTCTCCTTGAGTTGTATAAACATAAATATCATTTGAAGTAATAGGTACTTCAGGATAACGAGAAGTGACATAAGCTAACTTTTTATCAATTCTAGTTTTTGGTATGTTTTGATATCTATTCATTTATTATATTTTAAATAGTTATAGGACCAGGGAATGTTAATGTTGGTCTTTCTGGGGTGGTTTGGGTTTGTGAGAGAGTTCTTCCTGTAAGAACAGATTGTTGAGCTTGTTCATTTAAAGCTACAAGTTCTTGTCTTGCTTCTATTTGTTCTTCAGTTAAACCATATCCTGAATATGTTCCATCTGATAGGGAAATATATCTTTGTGCTCCATAACCGTTATCATTAACAAATCCTGTATCATCGTTAGTATCAGAAGTACCATTAGTATTCATAAAGGTTAAGCTTTGTTTTTCTGGTAAGAACTTCTGGATTGGTGTGAAGCTAAATCCTGATACTCTTATAATGTGTGGCATTTGTTTAACAGAAGTATCTGTATTTCCGTTTGTATCAATTCCTATTTCCCATGGAGTATCTTCTTGAATATCAAAAGTTAAACCTGTTATAAAACCAGGTTGTTCATAAACGTAACCTCCTATAGTTAATTGAACTAAATTACCTCTCATAAACCCATTACCACTGTAATCTGGAGTTAGGACTGAGGCTAAATAGTTTAATTTTCTGTACATAGGCATAAGCTCTTCTTTTGATTGAGCAGCAACCGTCCAAGATAATGACATTTGTCGAGTAAACCCGTTGTATGTATAAAACTGTTCACCTCTTCCTAAATAATTAAAAGGATTCCATGTAGAAGTGTATGAATCTTGAATTGGACCTAAAAATGCTCTAAAATGTAAGAATGTTTTAAAATTTGGAGAATCATTATCTATAACAGCAATTCTAAAATTAACTAAATCGTTTATTGTAGATTCTGCTTCTTCACTTCTATAAATTGGTAAAGAATTTATTTCATCTAAACCTTTCTGATAGGAACCTAAATTCCCTACAGAACCAGTACCATAATAAGAAGTATTAGTAGCTAAATTAATAACACCTTTTGCATAATTAACATAGCTTTTATTTGCTCGTTGACCTGGTTGTCCTATATTTGTTCTTTGTTCGTAGTTTTGAGTAGAATAATCAGGGGAATCAGGAGTAGCACCACTTTGATTAGCTTTTTTAGCATCTTGTGTTCTTCTTAATAAAGATGCTCTTAATACAGCTCTAAAATCTTGAACTTTAGGTGAACCTGCTGATATCCCTATATTAGTTTCTGTATCAATAATATCTTGTTGATCATAAGTCCAAGTATTATTGGCATGTATTAATGGGCTATTTTTAGGCCATGTATTACCTTCGGTAGCTGGTTCGTATACGTTATAATTATAAGTTCCAAAAGTTTTACCATCCCTATTATATCCAGTTTCTACTGAGCCACTAGTTAATCGAGCATATTTGCCTGATGCTCCTTTATTATTAGTAGTAACACTATTATTAATAGGGTTAACTATATTATATAAACTTTTTAAGTAATCACCAGGTTCAAAAAGAGGAGTTTGTGTTCCATAAAACCATCCTGGATTGTCTACTATATAAGCATTATTTAAGCCTGTTCTTTGACCTCTAGCAAATTTAATATTGGTTTTACCTACTCCTAGTGTTGAACCAGGACCTCCTCCATATGAATAAAGGTTAGGATTTCCGTCTGTTTTTGTGATAATTTGGTTATCATAAAAATTTACTAATCTGTTAGTAAAGGAAAATTTAGTTACTGTGTTTCTATTAATAACAGAAATAGTAGGAACATTAAATAACTCTGGATCGTCTGGTGTAAAGAGTTGTTGATTTTCTACAGATAAAGTAGTTTCTGTAGATGGAGTGTTATTAAGTCTCTGTATTTGATTATAATAAAGCCTATCGTTATTAGAATATGCTCCTGTTCCTTCAAAAGGATTTATACCTTGTTTATTTAAATGTCCTCCAAAAGCAACGACTCCGGCTTGAGCTAAAGTCGATAATGGAGAATATATTCCTTCATTTAATAATCTACCACTAGTTTGTGTTTTAACTGCTGTTCTAGAAAGTAATTCTTGTTTTGTAGTAAAAAAGATACCATTTGGTGATTTGGTATCTATAAACATTTTACCTAAACGTTTAACGTCTTCAACACTATCTCTTACAACTTTAATACCCCCACGATTAATATAATCTTGAGTGCCTATATACGGAGAAAGGTCATCAGGTATGTTGGTTTGGATATAGGGCTGTCCACTATCTCCACCACCAATCCTGTCTTTCCCATATCGTAGGGACTTGAGGTCAGTTTTTAGGTTAATTAAACCCATTATTCAGGTAAAGTGTCTAAATATTTTTCAGGAGTTCTTCCGTTCAAATCTAAGGTTGATGGTTGTGGTAATGGATTTGGAACACCATCTAAATAAGCATTGTAAGCAGCTACAACTTCAGAAGAATAAGCTCCATTTACTGAGTATCCTGGTGTAGTATCATATGCATGTAATTTTGATGATTTAGTAGCTCCTGGGTTTGTTGCAGGAGTAGCTCCATTAAAAGCTGTTAAGTTAGATCCTGCGGTTTGTAATTTATCTAATAATCCCATAATTGTATTTTATTATAAATATTTAAGAGTTAAAGTTTACGTTTGAATTATAAGTAGCTAAACCTAAAGCGGTACCTACTTTGGTAGAGTCTATCATTATTGATTTTTCGGTTGATACAACAGATATTAATTCTCTTAAAACAGCAACTAGTTCTCCGTTTCCTCCTCCTCCTCCTTCTAAATTAGTACCTCCCATAATAATATCTCCTTTATTAAATTTTACTATCGGTTGGCCAGGTCTTATTATGAAATCATCTGCTTCTTCTACTCCTTCTGATTTGCCGTATTTTTCTTCTAGAGCTTGAATTCCTAAACTTCCAAAAGCTCTTTCTACAACATTTCCTTCTTTATCTTTAAGAGTAGTAAGTTTAAAAGCGCCTGTTCCAAATAATCCCTCACCTTCATCTACTGTATATCCCTGTTTTTCTAGTCTTGATTTAGAGGATTGTTCTTCTATTCCTCCAGTAGCAGCATACATTACTCCTTTTTCACTGGCTCCAACTAATCCTCCTAACATATCAACTATTTTATCAAGAAGACCTCCAGGTTTAGCCATATCTGAAAATATTTCTTTGGCTCTGTCTAAAGCAGCATTAAATTTTTCTTCAGCACTTGCTCTTTTTTGTGCTTCTTCTAAACTTTTTCCTTCTAATACTCCTTGTTCAATAGCTGCTGCTTCTTTTTCTAATTTAATAGCAGTTTCAAAATCTTTTCTTTTTTTAGCTTCGGCTGCTTGTTCTCTTAATTGTTTAGTATAATTACCTGCTGTTTTATTAATAACTTCTTGTTTATATAAACTATCAGCTAACTCATTGGCACTCATACCTAATGTTTTAGCTATAGCTTCTTGTTGGATTCTATTTAGATTAGCAAAACTTGCGGCATCATATCCTTGTTCTGCTATGGCCTCTGTTAATCCAGCAATATCATTATTTAAAGCTGCTTGTCTAGCTTTTTCTAAATTGATACTTCTACCAGTTAGTAATTCTGCTTCAAGTTCTGATGAGATAGATTGTTCAAAATTTAATAAACTATCTGCTACTTTATTTACTTGATCTAAAGATAAACCTAATTTTTTAGCTTCTAAAGTAGTTTTAACCAATTCTGAAGTACTTCCTTTAAAGTTTAATTTAATAAGACTACTGGTTTTGGCTACTTCAGTCATTATTTTTTTCCCATTAGCAACCATTTTATTTTGGTTAGCAAAAGCTGCTATTTGGTCGTAAACTAAATCTACTCCTTTTTCGGATTCTATATTATTTACAGCAAAAAGTTCTTGTAATTGTAAGGCACTATCTACCTGTAATCCTAAAAATTTAGTTAATTCAACTTGTGTAGTAAGTTGATCTTTAGTAGCTATATTTGTAAATTCAGAAAGTTCAGCTAATTCATTAAAAGCTTCAGTTAAGTTTGCTGTATTAAATCGAATATCATCCGTATTAACTTTAACTGCTTTAATATTTTCATATAATCCAGCAGCAGCTTCTTTTGAAATACTAAGATTTTTACCAATGTTTGTAATCCTTTTATCAGCTTCAAACATTGATTGAACAAAAAACTTACCTATATCTACAAGAGTTTGGAGAATAGCTAAAGGACCTAAAGCTCCTTTAATAATTGGACCTAAACTTTTAAATCCAGCAGTTAAACCTGCCATTCCGGAGCTTGCTGTTTTATTATTTCTTTGAAAAGCTTGGAGAGCTTGAGCAGCAGCACTTCCGGTTAAATTTCCTATTTGTTCTGTTAAACCTAATTCTTTAAGTTTTTCTTTAGTTAATCCTTTACCTGTAGTTAATGCTTCTTTACCTAATGAAGCTATTGTTTCATTTGTAGCTTTAAGTTTAGCATTACTAAGGGCAGTTTCTCTAGCAGCTTCAGCTGCTTTTTCAAATGGACCAGATAATGTTCGTAAGCCAGGAATGTCTTTTACAACTTCAGAAAGAGCTGAGAACCACATAGTGGATCTATCTAATTTGGATGAATCATTTACTAATTCTCCATAGGCATCCGCTAATTCTTTAGCATTATCTCGAGCAGATGAAAGGTTATTAACTTGTCTTTGTAGTAATTTAACTTCTTTTTCAGAAGCATCTACCATTTGGTCCATTAAATTCTCAATTTGAGCATTTAAAGAACGAACATTAGATAATTGAGTTTGTTGCTCTTTAAGAGCTTTTGAAGTGGCAGAAGCACTTTTAGAAGCTTCGTCTTGTAATTTGGCAAATTTACTTGCTGAGGAAGCAATAGCACTATAATTAGATCTATAATCTTGAATTAATCGGCCTTGTTGTTGAAGTTGTTTATTAGCAGCAGCAGTAGCTTCCGATATTTCTTTCATCGAGCCTTTTAGTGCCTCAACATTTTTTAGAGTTTCCTGGTTTATGCCTTTAAATTCGTCTGCCATTTATAATAAATATTAAAAGGCATCATTTTTTAGATGCCTTTGTAATATATGTAGGTACTTTAACTTGTTTATTTTTAGAGGCTTCTTCTTTAGCAGCTCCCCCTACCCAACTATCTTCATTAGGATTTTTATTTTTCTGGTTGTACCAGTCTTTTAATTTATCAAAAGTATATTTTCTTAACCAAATAGGCATGTTATAAACTGTATTATAATCATAACCCCCTTGACCATGAAATACTATTTCGTGGATTTGGTTGAATGTTGAAAATCTAAATTCAAGAAAATTATTAGAGGTCAGGCCAAAAAAAGTTAAGATTAATTGGAATATCGATGACCTCCTCACCATCTTTATAAGTTAAATCAACGTCAGGAGAAATTGATTTAATATAAAGTCTTAATGATCTAGAATCTACAGCTAATAAATGATTATCTACAAAATCTCTAATAGCATTTTTATCTTTATTTCCTTCAACAGAAATAATTTGGTGTTTTAAACGGGTAGTTATTTCTGGAGAAGAATCTTTATTTATTTTTTTATATCCTTGAATTTCTTGTTCAATTTTTGCTTCTTCATTGTCTGATAAAAGTTTGAATTCAACTTCGTTTCCAGATTTAGGAAGAATATATTTAAATGTACCGTGAATAGTAATTAGTGAACTATCAAAAGGTTTATTTTCTACAGTAGATAAATCTACAGTATGTTCTTTACCATTGTATGTAAAAGAATAATCTTTACCATATCCTAATATTCTAGAAGCTACTAAAATAGCATTTTTATCACCAGTAACTAAATCTTTAATATCTATTTTACCCATTGTTAGTGCTTCTAACAATTTATCTAAAACGATACCTTTTGAAATGTAATTTTGGTTAGTTAAAATGTCTTCTTCTTTAGCAGTCATGTACTTCATTTCGACAGTACCGCTTCTTAATGGATGGCCTTCGGGATAAACTAATCCCTTTGAAGGTAAATCTACAACTTCTGTAGGAAACTTAAATTCGCTCATAAACTTATTTTGTTATAAATATTGAAAAAAGAAAAAAGCTCGCGATTTCTCGCGAGCTCTTCTATAGTTTCTTTTAAAAATTAGAAGTTTAATACACAGTAATCTGGTTGAACTGTCATTGTAATATTAACTGCTGTATCAACTGTATCCCAGTTATAATCACCGAAGTTAGCTTCAGTAATAAGGGCTCCTTTGATAATCCATTCAGAAACGATATCACCTACAGGTCCTAATACATCGAATGTTAAGTCTTTCTTATAGAAATCACTATAACCATCGCGACCAGTTACTGATTCGTGGTGTAAACGTACCCATTCCATTACTGCTTGAGCACCTGAAGGAGTGATAGGATCAAATAACGTAAACTGAATTGGTCCCCAGGTGGTTTTACCTTTAACAAAACGTTGTACGTTAATATAGTTTAAGGGAACAGTACCTTGAGTTAATGTTACAGCACCTACACCTTTGATTTCGTATGCTGGGATACCATCAATATACATGATGAATCGGTTAGCCTGTTTTGGTTCAAAGGCTGTGAAAAATATTTCGTTTGGATTTAATACTGCCATTTTATTATTTTGTTATAAATATTCTGTCTTTAAAAAATTATGCTGGGAAAGTAGCTCCTGTTGGTAAGATGTTGAAGTCCAAATAGATGAATTCAGCAGTCTTAGTTGGTTGTAAGTAGATCTGACCTACCAACTGGTTTCTGTCGATTACATCTGGAGTGTTGTTACTATCATCCATGATTACTCTGAAGGCATACAAACCTTGACGTTGTTGTACTGATTCTAAGTATGGGTTAACTTGGTTTAAGAAGTTAGTACGAGTTGCGATTGTGTTTTGTTCAAATACCAAGTTATTAGCTACTTGAGAAATATATGATTTCAAAGCAATCAACAATCTACGAACATTTACTCTATCTAAAGCAGAAGCTTTAGTTTGTAATGTTTTCTGTCCATATACTACTGTTCCAGTTCCAGGGAATGTAGCAATTGGGTTAACTTTATTTGAATATAAAGTATCGCGATTAGCTTGAGATAATTTCTTTTCAGCTCTTACTACTGAACTTAATCCACCTCTGTTAATACCAGCAGGTGCGAACCAAGGCTCACTTACAGAATCGTTATAAGCATAAACACCACCAATCATAGTTGAAGCTGGTACCCATACTAATTGGGCTGAATCTGGATCGATTGTTTGAACCCAAGGCCAGTAAGAAGCAGCGTATGAAGTGTTTTTGTTATTTGCTTGAGTAGTTGTAGTTGTAATGCTTGAACCGTAAGGTACTAAATCAACTACGTAAATATTATCACCTCTGTTTTGAGTGTTGTTAATAATTGAAGTTACTTGAGAAGAACCTAAATTAGCTTCGCTAGCAAATAATCCAGGAGTTAACAATACGTTAAATCTGTAATCATCTTGGTTAGCTAATAAAGCGATCATATTTGAATAATCACTAGCGCTTATACCTTGAATATTTGCGTCACCAGAAGTAATAGTGTTATAATAATTAGCACCAGCTCCGTAGAACAAATCACCAGTACCTCCACCAAAAGCTCCACTTGAATTTACAGGGATAGAAGCGGTGAAAGCAGATTTAGCAGTACCAGCATTATCAAAATAAAGAGCTGTTGGGCTAGATACGTTACTTACGTAAATGTATCTTGAAGCATTTGGATAATCACCATCAACTACAATTTGGTTATCTGTTGAATCATAATATTTGTTTTGGTTACCAATTACTCTAGCTACATAATTTGGAGCTGTTGGGTCCATTGATAAACCAGTCCATGTTTCTAATACGGTTTGGTTAGTTGTAGTATCATTACCTTGTCTTACCAATAAGCTAAAGGTACCAGAAGCTGTATCACGGTTTGCGATTTGCCATCTGATGTTATCTGATGAACCTGAAACTAAAGCACCAGCACTGTCTGGGGCTGTACCATCGTTGTTCATGATAATACCTTCAGAAAGTGTTTTAATGGTTAATGCTGAATCGTTTGTAGCTCCACTAAATGTACCAGTAGTAGAACCGGTTACAGCGTAAGTATAGGCGTTTAATGTTCTAGCATCAAAATCTCCATCTACGGTACCGGCTGAGAAGCTTATTGCTGTTGTAACAGCAGTAGAAGTAATGTTAGACAATAAGGTTGAATATGGAGAAATTGATTTACTAACGTTAAAAATAGCAGATCCTGTAGCAGCGTAATCAGCAACAGCTTGAGCGTTAAATGATCCTG